GCCTGGACTGGATCGACCAGCGCGGCCTGCTGGCCGCGGGTACCGACATCCTGCTGGCCGACATCGTGCGCGGCGCCGAGGAGTAGCCCGGAGCACCGGCACGGACGGCGTTTACACGCATTCCCCGTGCCGCTCCCCCGTGACCTCCGGGGCCCGTTTACACGCTCGTTTACACATCTTGACGATCGCTCACACGTGCTGACGTGCGCTGACGTGCGCGCACACGTGCTGACACGCGCTGACACCTGGCAGGCAAAACCGCCAACTCGAAACCAGCTCTAAACCGCCTACCGGGCGGTTTGGGCCAACTCACAACTCAACAGCGGGAGGCGCCATGGTTTGGCCGTTCACGCGCCCCGCCAAGCCCGAACCCGAAGTACCGGTCTACGGCGACCCGGAAGCCCGCGCGATCACCTTCCAGGATCTCTGGGGCGCCGGGGCGAACTTCCAGGATCTGTGGGGCTCCGGCCTGGACACCCGCTCCACCACGGTGTCGCTCGATCGCGCGCTGAGCCTCACCCCGGTGTACGCGGCCACCTCGCTGATCGCCGACCTGATCTCCGGCTGCCCGATCCAGGCGTTCCGCAAATCCGGTAAGGACCGGATCGAGCTGGAACCCAAGCCGCAGTTGATCACCAACCCCACCCAGTTCGGCACCTCGGTGGACTGGATCCACCGGGCCGTGGTGTCGATGGCGCTACGCGGCAACGCCTACGGGTTCATCACCGGATTCGACCGGCTGGGCTACCCCACCCAGATCGAATGGCTGCACCCCGACGACGTCACCGTGCGGGACAACTTCACCGAGGCGCCGATCCAGTGGTACCACCGCGGGCGCCCGGTCGACGCCGACCTGATCGTGCACATCCCCTACTACACGGTGCCCGGGTTCGTGCTCGGCCTGTCCCCGATCAAGGCCTACGCCATGGTCGTGGACACCGGGCTGTACGCCCACCACTTCGGCCGCGACTACTTCCGCAACGGCTCGGTACCCGCCGGGATCCTCAAGACCGACCAGAAGATCGACGACGAGACCCAGGCCGACGTGATCAAGGCCCGGTTCAAGCGCAACGCCGCCCGTCGCGAACCGGTCGTGCTCGGGTCCGGCCTGGACTACAAGACGATCTCGGTGGCGCCCAACGAGTCCCAGTTCCTGGAGACCCTGCGCGCCACCGCCACCCAGATCGCCTCGATCTACCACCTGCACCCGGAGATGATCGGCGGCGACCAGGGCCGGTCCGCCTCGATCACCTACGCCAACGTCGAACAGCGGGCGATGGAGACGGCCAAGTTGGCGTTGATGCCCTACTTCCGGCGCATCGAGGAAGCCCTGTTCCGCCACCTCCCCGGCCAGCAGTACGTGCGGTTCAACCTGGACTCGTTCGTGCGCGCCGACATCAAGACCCGCTACGAGGCGCACGCGCTGGCCCTGGTCAACGGCTGGATGAGCCGCGACGAGGTGCGCGAGCTGGAAGACCTGCCGCCCATGCCGCGCGGCCTGGGCGACTTCCCGGAGGCGATCCCGGCCGCACAGCCCGGGGTACCCGGCCCGGCCGGTGCCGCTCCCGCCGACCCTGCCCCCAAGTCCGACCCGGCCCCCGCCGCGGACGGCACCCGCCCCACCGGCGGCACCCGCAACGGCCAGTCCAACGGCCACACGCTGTCCGGCTGGGACCCCTTGATCGCATTGCACGGGCGCCGTTCGGACCCGTGGTTGTAAGGGATGGAGAGTCACATGACCACCAAGGGACTGGGCGTGGCCTCGATCCAGGCCACGCACACCGCGACGTCTTCGGGCGTCTGGGACGGACCCGATCAGGAAGCCCGGCTGTTCGCCGACGCCGGAGAGAACACGCTGCGCGCCGCGTACGCCTGGGTGGACCCCAACGCCGACCCCAAGGCCAAGGTCAACTACCGGTTCCTGCACCACGAGATCGACGGTGACGGCAACGTCGGCGCGGCCAGCGTCACCGCCTGCCGCGCTGCCATCGAGGTGCTGAACGGTCGGCGACCCGGCACGACGATCCCGGCGACCGAACGCCGCGGGGTCTACACCCATCTGGCGACGCACCTTGCGGACGCCGGTCTCACACCTCCCGAGTTCCGGGCGGAACCCCTGACGGCGTTAGAGCTGGAGTTGATGATCGTGACGGAGCGGCGCTTTACCCCCGGGCGGGTCGAGGTGCGGGCCAGCCGGGGTGATGCCCGCACCATCGGCGGCTACGCGGCAGTGTTCAACAAGCTCTCCGGCAACCTGGGCGGGTTCGTCGAGGAAGTCGAGGGCGGCGCATTCAACCGGTCGCGCACCGACGGCTGGCCCGGGGTGATCTGCCGCTACAACCACAGCGACGACATGCTGCTCGGGACCACGAACAGCGGCACGCTGCGGCTGAACGTGGACGACGTGGGCCTGGTCTACGACGTCGAGCCGCCGCATTCCCGCGCGGACATCCTGGAGTTGGTCACCCGCGGCGACATTCAGCGGTCCAGCTTCGCGTTCCGGGTGCTCGATGAGACCTGGTCGCTCACCGACCAGGGCTACCCCAAGCGCAACCTGCTGTCCTGCCAGCTCATCGACGTCGCCCCGGTGATCTCCCCGGCCTACCTGGACACCTCGGTGGGGCTGCGCAGCCTGGCCGAGTTCGTGGGCGCGGCCGAGGAAGAGGTGCGCTCGGCGGCGGCGGCCAACGACCTGCGCAAGTTCCTGTCCCGCACCGACGGCCCCAAGTACGTGCCGCCGTCCAAGCGGGCCTGGGGCGCTCAAGCGCGGATGTCGCTGCTGGGGCGTTCCCGCGACCCGTGGTCCGAAAAGGACTGACCGAGAGGCGAGTGGCGGGGATGCGGCCATGGCGCGCAGTCCTATCGCGTTGTGGCGCAACCTGCACCTCACGCTCACAGTGGTCTGGTTCGTCGCGGTCCTTCCCACCGTCATCTGGTGGAACGACTCCATCGTGTGGGTCGCCCTGATGAGCTGCTGGGCCAACGCGGCCTCGCATTTCTCGGCCTGGCAGGGCACCCGCGCCGAAGAGAAGAGTGACGAGTGAGTCCGAGCTGGGCACCCGCACCGACCGAGGATGACGTCCGGGACGCCGGGTGGTTCCTGCAACTGCTCGACGTGCCCGGACCGATCACCGTCGACCCGACACAGCAGGCCTACCAGGCCAAGGATCTGCTGCGGGCGGCCCGGTTGCCGGTGCTGTCCAAGGTCAACGCCGGGGTCCGCAAGTGGACGAAGCGGCTACGCGGCGGCGACCCGTTGCCGCCGGTGCTGTTGCTGGTCGGATCGCTCGACCGGGACCGACCGTTGATCATCGCCGAGGGCTACCACCGGGTGTGCGCGTGCTACCTGAGCGACGAGCAAACCATGGTCGAGTGCCATTTCCTGGCGGTAGGCCGGTGAGCGGGGAAACCGAAGACAACGTCTCCGGCTGGACGGTCGACACCCTGCATTCACATCTGATCCGCGATATCGCCGAGGTGGATGCGCGTATCCAGGTTCAGATCGAGGCGTCGGCTACTCGCCTGGAAGACCTGCGGGCCATGCTGCAAGAGCGCTACGCCACCCAGACCAAGGCGGTCGACGCCGCGTTCCTGGCCCAGCAAACCGCCATGCAGACCGCGCTGACCGCGGCCGAGACCGCGGTGACCAAGGCGCTGGAGTCCGCAGAGAAGGCCGTCGTGAAGGCCGAGACGGCGGCGGAGAAGCGGTTCGAGAGCGTCAACGAGTTCCGGGCCCAGCTCGCCGATCAGGCGTCCACGTTCATGCCTCGCATCGAGGCGGAGGCGCGGATCGCGGTGAACATCGAGAAGATCGATGCGATTGCCGCCGATGTCGCCAAGATGATCCCCCGAACCGAAGCCCTGGCCTATAAGGACCACAACGCCGGGCGGATCTCGGACCTGGAGAACCGGCTCAACCGGTCCGACGGCAAGGGCGCCGGGCTGAACGCCGGATGGCTCTACGCGCTGGGCGCGCTGGCCGCGCTCGGCACGCTCGTGTCGTTCTATCTGCTGATCAAGCCCGGCTGACCCGAAGACCTGACAACTGAATAAGCACGGCCCCGGTTTGGAATGACAGGAATCGCATCCATCATTCCCCGCCGGTTTCCCATTTCGCGGGACAGGCATCGCAACCATCCTGCACTCCTCCAACAGGAGAAGTGTCAATGTCTGAACTTGTCAATCGGCTCCGCGATCGTCGCCTCAACGTGTGGGAGCAGGCGAAGGAACTGGCCGACCGGGCGGCCGAGGAAAACCGCTCGTTCTCCGCCGAGGAGCAGCGCCAGTGGGATGAGCAGAACAGCGAGCTGGATGCGCTGGACACGCGCATCAAGTCCGTGCTGGAGGGCGAGTCCCGCGCCAAGGAAACCGAAGAGGCCTACGACCGGGTGCACGGTTCCAGTCGGGAAGCCCGCGCGACCCAGCGGCAGATGCAGGGAAACGCTGGCCGTCAGCCCGCGGCTGGGCAGCAAAGCGCCGACGCTGGCCCCGGCGACGAGGCTGAGCTGCGGAGCTTCCTGCGCGGCGAGCGCGGCCACACCTACACGGTGATGCCGCAGAGCCACACCGATCTGCGGTCGCTGCTCAAGGCGAACGCCGCGTCCGGTGGCAACCTGGTCCCGACCGACTTCTACAACCGCCTGGTCGCGCACCTGATCGAGGTCAGCGGCG